AAAGGTTGTTAGTTTATTAGATACATTAAACCAAACACGTGTTATTACATTATTATACAACAATGGAATCTTATTAGGTATATTTGCTAAAGATAGCTTTACACCTAAAGCAGCAATTGAAGGATTTACAGGAAATATTATTCCAGGATTTAATGCTGGTAATTTAGCAGGGATAAAATTTAATGTAACCTGCACCAACTCAGAAAAATTAGGTGGGTTAGTTGCATCAACTTATGTATTAAACAATAACGCCGATGGTACAGAATCAATTGCTGGAACATTAGCAATACTTTCTAATACTGGCCTTGAAGTTGGATCAGGCGGTCAAGCTAAGTTTAGAGTAGAAATCGGAGATATCTTATTACAGAATACAGCAACAGGTAAAGACATCAATATTAGTGTACGTAAAGATACTGACCAAGAACGTGCGATTGAGATCAAAGCATCGACTCGACAAATTGGATTATATGAAGACTATGCAGCCAGTCAAGTTAATGTTGGAGGTAATTTAGTTGTTGGTGGGGATCTAACAGTCAGCGGAACTACTACTACCGTTAATTCTACAGTATTAGAAGTTGTTGATAAAAATATAGTACTGGCTAGTGGAAATAATTCAGATGTTAACGCTAGAGAAGGTGGCATTATCTTAGAAGGTGCAACTAAGCATATTTTCATGTATGCCGACACCGATGTACCAGCGGTTCCTGGTAGTGGACTTCCTGATTTATCCGGAGTCAGTGATGAAGGTGCATGGAATAGTTCAGACCATATTAATCTTGCCACAGGTAAAGCATTTTATATTGACGGAGTTGAAGTCCTCAATGGGTCATCGTTAGGATTTGGAATTACAAATATTCCTGGAGTAACCTCATTCGGTGTGTTAGCAGAAGTTGAAGTTGGACCAAATTCAACTACCCCAAATATCAATATAACCGATAATATTATTTCAACAGCACAGACAAACATGAATTTGGTATTAGCACCAAACGGAACCGGAGTAGTTAATGTATCGAGTAAAAAGATTACAGGCTTACCTAACGGCGAAGGTGACGCATATATTGCGTATTCGGCGGTAACTGATGCAGCCAGTGTGGGGTATGTTAATTATGCGATCGAATCCAATACTATTGTATTCAGTATGGATTTAACAGACGGTAAAAATAACACATACATCCGTACACAGATTCTAAACAATTTAGTACCACCGGCAGAACATAGAGAAGGTACCCGTGCTAGAATATTATGCACAGTATTGAATATTGCAACAACATCAATAAATCTTGGACCAACGTTCACTCCAGGAGGCGGATACACATTAGGTGGACCGTTTGATGTAACAGGCGGGGGCTCAGCTCCGGCAGTAACAGCGATATCTGTAGGATCTGTAACAGTACCATCTCCGGGTGTTACCACATCAAGAGAGATTAGAAGATTTGTAATACTTAGTGGAGTATGGACCGATGACGGTGCAGCCACTCCATTACCATAAAAGAACCGGGAGCGTTTTAGATGTCTTACATAATTAATAAATTTAATGGAACACAATTAATAGTACTTGATGATGGTACTATTGATACTTCTACCAGTCTTGGATTAGTAGGTAGGAATTATGTAGGATACGGTGAAACACAGAATGAAAATTTTGTATTCCTACTAGAAAATTTTGCCAACGATGCTCCACCATCAAGGCCAATCAAAGGTCAATCTTGGTTTAATACATCAAACGATTTATTACATGTTTATGACGGTACTAATTGGGTAGTTGTTGGATCAGCAACTTTATCTGCAACACCTCCAGATACTCCTGCACAAGGAAGATTATGGTTACAATCTACAGACAATGTTCTTTATGTATGGGATGGCACCACTTGGAGATTCATCGGACCAGAAACTGCCACGGGGTTTGGTACAACAAGAGCTCGTTCAACAACATTATTAGACACTGCTAGCACAGCAAGACCGGTAATATTATTCACAATCAACGATGTTGTTATCGCAATTGGATCAGCTACACCTTTTACAATTAATCCGAGTGATTCAGTTTCGGGATTCCTTGAATTAGGATCTGGTATTACATTAAATTCTTTAATGTCGGTTAGAGGCAATTTACAAGGTATTGCAGACCGAGCACAACGATTAGAAATTGCAAGAAAAATTAATGGTGTTAACTTCGACGGAACATCAGACATATCAATTAAAGCATCTACAACAAATTCTTTAGTTAGTGGTGATTATGTATCAGGTAGTAACTTTGATGGGTCAACTTCAGTTACTTGGGATATTGATGCATCGTCGGCTAATCTTTCTGGTAAGGTAGTGGCAAGAAATACAGCTGGAGGTTTTTCAGCCGGAATGATCACAGCAGACCTAACAGGCGATGTTATTGGTAACGTCACTGCGGCTTCGGGAACAAGTTCGTTTGATATTGTAACAGCTAATCAATTTGTTGGACCTGTACTAAGTGGAAATGCTTTCACTGCAACAAGATTTGAAACAGCAAGAACTATTAATGGGATTACTTTTGATGGTTCGGCAAACGTTACAGTTCCAGCTTCAGCAGAAACATTGACAGGAACTTATATCAAAAATACCGTCTTAGATTCTAATCTAAGAACTGTTGGTGTATTAAACAGTGCAGAAATTGCAGATGCTGGAGTAATAATTGGAGGAGGCGGACAATTAAGACTATTGGTTGAAACAGGTCGCCCTACCATAAGATCTACTACCGGATTATTAAATTTTGATATGGGAGCTACAGGACCTGATGTTAGTTTTGTAGATTCAGCAACATCAGTAGCACTAGGCGGTCCATTAGCACCATCAATCATTGGCGATAATACGACAAATTTAGGTATCTCCGGATATAAGTTTGATAATGTGTACGCCAATAGATTTAGAGGGTTAGCAGACACTGCAACAGCATCAGTTACAGCAACAAATATAGCAGGTGGTAGCCCTGGATCTGTTCCTTATCAATCTTCATCAAGTACAACAGCATTATTAGCACCAGGAACACCGGGGCAGGTTATCAGAGCAACAGGGTCTGGAACATTATCGTGGTTAGATACAGCAATAACACCAACAGCAAATACACTTGCTCTAAGAGATGCTAGTGGTAATCTAAGTGCAAATTACTTTGTTGGAATAGCTACAGCAGCACAATATGCTGACTTGGCAGAATATTATACCTCCGATCAAGAATACGAAGCAGGTACTGTGCTAATTTTTGGTGGAGATGCAGAGGTAACGACTACTGCAATGTTTGAAGATCAACGTGTGGCTGGTGTTGTAACAACAAATCCGGCTTATGTCATGAATAGTGAGTTAGAAGGAACTAGGGCTTGTGTAGCATTACAAGGAAGAGTACCTGTAAAAGTTTTAGGAATGGTAAGAAAAGGCGGATTATTAACTACTTCTAATACACCAGGATATGCTATTTCAACAGTTAATCCAACAATTGGTACGATTATAGGTAAAGCATTAGAAAGCAAAGACACAGCAGGCGAAGGAATCATTGAAGTAGCTGTGGGCAGAATGTAACGAATAAGTTATGCGATAAATAACATTATATTTTAGGATCTAGCAGAAATGGCATATCAAGTAGACAAGTTTAACGGAACGATTTTAACTTCAGTAGAAGACGGAACCATTGATACAACCACCGATCTACGTCTTGTAGGTAAAAACTACGCAGGATACGGTGAAGTACAGAATGAAAATTTTGTACATTTAATGGAAAATTTCGCTAATACAAGCGCTCCACCAAAAGTTATTGTTGGTCAAATTTGGTATGATAGTGCTACTAAAAAATTAAAATTTTATGACGGATCTAAATTTAGATTAGCAGGCGGCGCAGAGGTTTCAACTTCAGCACCTACTGGATTGCAAACTGGTGAATTTTGGTGGGATAGCTCTGCTAAACAACTTTATGCTTATACAGGAACAGACTTTGTTCTAGTTGGTCCAGAAGCAAGTCCAGATCTAGGACAATCTGCTGTACAAACACAAGTGGTTAAAGATACCTTAAACAATAATCATACTATTGTTAAGATTGTGTCAGGCGGCAAAGTAATGACTATCGTTAGCCAAGACGAATTTACATTAAACAGTTCTGTAAATCCTATCGCAGATTTTACAATTATTAAACAAGGTGTTACACTAGCTAAAACTAATGCAACAACAGGGATTAGCACTGACAATCATCGCTTCTGGGGTACAGCTAGCGATTCAGATAGATTAGGTGGATTCCCTGCAAGTACATATCTAAGATCAACTAGTGGTGTATTTGAAAGCCAAGTTAGATTTTTAGATAATGGATTTGAATTAGGTGGTACTACAGTTGCAGATGCAGCTGATTTCCGTATCTGGATTGAGAATAGTGATGAACTTATTATTGAAAATAGATTAGGTAATGAGATCACAGTTAGAATTAATGTCACTGATACTACAGATGAAAGAGATGTTGCGATATTTGGTGCGAATGGAGTTGCTCCGGGCGACGATAACGAATACGATTTAGGTACTTCACTATCAAGATGGAAGAATATATATTCTGCCATAGTAACGGCAAATTCACTAGTTGGCAATTTAACAGGTAATAGCACTGGTTCACATATTGGTAACTTAATAGCTACTGATGGTACTACCGTTCTTGTCAATGCTTCTACTAGATTAATTGGTTATTCTGGTGCAACATTACGTGGAACATTAATTGGTGCAGTACAAGGTTCTTGTATCGGTACAGCAGATAATGCAACTACACTAGCATTCTTAACTCCGTCGACAACTGGTCCTTGGACAACAGCAAGTATTCCAATTAGAGATGCAGCCGGTGAAATCTATGCTACTAAATTTAAAGGTGCAGCAGATCAAGCAGATCAATTACTAGTTGGTGCTTCGTATAGATCAGCATCAGAATCAGATACTGGAAATACAATAGCAGCTAGAAATGCTTTAGGTGATATCTATGCTAGATTGTTCCAAGGTACAGCTACTTCGGCACAATATGCTGACTTAGCAGAAAAATATCTAGCTGATCAAGAATACGAAGTTGGTACTGTGGTAGTAGTTGGTGGTGAAAAAGAAGTTACCGCCGGATCATGGGGACAACGAGCTATTGGTGTAGTGAGTGCTAACCCAGCTTATATGATGAACAGCGGTTTAGAAGGCGGTACATATATTGCTCTAAAAGGACGTGTTCCGTGTAAAGTTACTGGTGAAGTTAAAAAAGGCGACAGATTAATTGCAGGTAATACCGGAGTTGCTATGGTTGGAAATGTAAATTCAAATGATGTTTTTGCTATCGCACTTGAAAGCAATAACGGCCGCGATGTTATCGAAGTATTGGTTCTATAAGGATAAACCATGGGAAATCCTGTAACCAAATTAGTAAACTATAGCACAAATCTTTATTCAGAAGCAAAGAATGACACGCTAATAGCATGGATGGATAGTGTTAACTTTTCATCGGCCACCATTGATCCTATAGAAAAGCAATCAATTAAAGATTCAGTTACTTATACATCTTTATCTGGGATATTATCTCCAACACAAATAACAAACATAGAGGCTGCAATAGGGGCCACAATAGATACATTTGTTACGAATTGGAATGCTGATAATGCAACATATCTTGGATTCAGCACATGGATTAAAAATGGGGCAGTAGAAGTTCTTGGAAATTTTACAACGATTGTATCTGGTGGTAATATCTATACAAGAGGTAGTGCTAAAGGAACTGCGTTATATAGCCCGGTGTACACAATTGACGAGCGTGCTGCTATTGTAGCAACATATACATCTAATATCGCATATACAAGTTTAACCACAGTACAAAAATCGGCGGTAGATCCAAAGATTAACACAGTGGTTGATGCATTAATAACACTAATCACATCATTTAATTTTACAGCTAGTTTGTACGATTTTGGAATTTCTCAAATAGCAGCTCCAACATCAGCACCGGCAAGTGAAGTTGGCATTACTAGCTTTAAAGCTAATTGGGCATCTGTGGCCGGAGCAACCAGTTACGATGTTTATCTAGCACCAAATTCTAGTTTTTCATCATCGGTAACTATTGTCAATACGAATTTTCTAAATCGTGTGTTTACCGGCTTATCGGCAATCACAACATATTACTATAAAGTAGTAGCTAAAAATTCTTTAAACACTAGTTTAGATTCTGAAATTAAATCTGTAACAACATTAGCCTATCCAACATTAATAGCGCCGGTTGCAACAGCAGCAACAAATGTTAAAGGTGTTGAGATCACAGCAAATTGGGGAGCGGTAACTGGGGCAACATCATACACTGTATCAATTGACAGTAATCCTGCTTTTACAGCACCAATTACATATTCAACAACTAACCTTTACAAGGTTATTGGCGGTCTAAGCCCTACAACTACATATTATTATAGAGTTGTAGCAACCAATCCCGCAAACACAAGTCCCGTTTCAAATACTATATCAGCCACTACTACAGTATCTACAGCAGGAGTTGGACAACAGATTAGTTATACTCACTATGCTGACATTAGGACTAAGATATTAAGAATATTAGGACCAGGTGCTGGCCAAGAAGGCTATGGACAAACAATAACAGCTCCCGTAGTTGGATCAGGCACGATCATAAGAAAAGTAGATTGGGATGCTATTAGAGAGGACATTAGAAACACCAAGACTCACCAAGATGGCCTTTTTAATACAATTAAATTATTAACAGCTAAACAAGTTATTGAATATGGATCAGACCAACCAGTTAGTGAATATGAAACAATTATGGATCAAGCGATCCTTGATAAATTTTCTATAGATAACGGCGAAGCTGAAGTTAATCCGGGTGTAACCACAACAAGATCGGGTGGATGGACACTACAATCACAATGTGAAATTGAAGTTGTATTTTCAGGATATACTAAACTTGATTTAACTGTAGTTTCTCCATCGGATCATGCTAGATATTTTTTCAATAGTGGCGGTAAGATCAGATTCTTCAGTGAAAGAACTGGTGGTACAGCATCAGGACAAAACACATCCTGGACTAGCTTATTGAGCAGCGTTGGTACAGTTGAATTTGGTGCGAATATTCCTGTAATTGAAAATTTTTATACTCTAACTAATGCGTATCAAACGATTTATCAATTAGGATCAACACCTTATTATTCATCAAACTATTTTAAAATAGAAGCTAAAAATTTAGAAGTCGCTGATAATTCATCAGGCGGAGCATCAACATTACGTTTCCTTATTACCTGGCAAGACGATTATACCGATGGTGGACCACCGCCACCTGGAGATAATATCGACGGTACGCTTTCTTTAGCAGTTACAGAGTATAAAGCAGCAGACAACACAGGTACAGGAACATTTAAAATTGAAAGCCCAACAGCATACAATCTCATATCTGCTATCTCTGCGACCTAAAAGTTTTAAATATACAACTTAAAAAAGATTTAAAAACCGATGGCAAGAGAAACCCAAACATTCACAGCTAACACGTCTTGGACAGTACCGGAAGGTGCTTCTCTCCTAACGGTTCTTGTGGTTGGCGCTGGTGGTGGCGGTGGATATAATGGTGGCGGAGGTGGTGGCGGTGGAAACGCTGTATTAAACACTAATTATTCTGTAACACCAGGTCAAATAATCTCAGTAACAGTTGGTCTAGGTGGCACTGGTGGTATTGTTGCTCCACCAACTAATGCAACAGCAGGTGGTTCTTCGGCATTTGGAGCAGTTACAGCCACGGGTGGAACCCAAGGAAATAACAATGACGGAAGTGGAGGGTCTAGTGGTGGATTTGCAGGCGGAGCTGGAAATGTTTCATTTGGCGGCGGCGGCGGAGCAGGTGCCGGAGGCACTGGTTTTTCTGCTGTAACTGATGGAAACGGCGGGGTTGGATATTTTTATGAAGGTAATTTTTACGGTGGTGGTGGTGGCGGTGGGTGTGAAACATTTAGCGGGGCTACAACTACTTTAGTAATTGGCGGAGAATCTGGGCTTGGCGGTGGTGGCGACGGAGGTTCTATTAATGAGGTTGGGTTTCCGGGAACTCCAAACACAGGTGGTGGTGGAGGCGGTGGTGGCCATTCTGGAACTTTAACAACCTATGGAACAGCAGGCCCATTTCCAACATATACAACAGCATTACAAACATCACCTGCTAAAAATGGCGGTGGTGGTGGTAGTGGTCTTGTTGTAATTTGGTATGATACTGCTGAGTATCAACTAACACAAAGCGGTGGTCCAGGAACCACAGAAGGCGGATCATTTTCAGTAACTCTCTCTACTAGAAATGTACCAAATGGTACAGTATTTCCTTATACTATTACAGGAACGGTTTCTGCTTCAGATTTTTCACCTGCGACATTAACCGGATCATTTACGATCTCAAGTGTTGATGGCGGTAAAACAGGATCTTCAACAGTTACCCTTACGATGGTATCTGAATCAATAACAGAAGGTAATGAAACTTTAACACTAACATTAAACACAGTTGATGCTAGTTTAACTTTTGATGTAGGTGATTTTTCTAAAACTCCTTTTACTCGATCTACAGATAGTGCTGGATATCTAGTTGCCGGCAGATCGTACACGATCGCCACTGTAGGAACCACAGTGTGGACAGCATTAGGAGCAGCTTCAAACACAATAGGAGTAACGTTTACAGCCACAGCATCTGGAATTGTCGATGCTACCAATCTTGTAGTATCAAGATCTTATACTATTCTTACCGCAGGTGATACCATTTGGACAGTATTTGGTGCAGCTAATAATAATGTTGGAACAACATTCATAGCCACAGGTCCTGGAACCGGAACAGGAACAGCAATACAAGGAAATGGCACCGCTCTTGGTATATGGATACAAAAAACAATTCAAGTATCAGATTACAATAACATTAGAAACAAGGTAGCATCGGTATTAGGTACAGGATCTGTTGATTATGGATATGGTCAAAATGTTCAAAGTTCAGCAGTTTCTGTAGAGTCTAGAGTGACAGTAAACGATTATGCCAATCTTAGATATGATCTAATTAATGCTTGGACTCATCAATTTGGATCAGCACCTGCATTATTTTCAGCATCAGCCTCAGATACTGTAAGAGCAAATAGTTTAGACGCTCCGTATACACAATACGATTCATATGCAGATGTTTTAGTTGCTAATAGATTTAGAGTTCATTCGAGTCAGGCAATAACCGTAGTTAAATCAAATAAATCTACAATCTGGCCAAATGCTACTTATGGAACAACGTGGGCTAGTTTAGTATCATCTGAGATTTCAGTAACATTCACGACAGCAGGCAAAGCTAGAGGATTTTTTAACTCAGGTGGGGAAATACGATTTACCAGTTCTAGAACAGGTGGAACAACTGTTGGTAGTATTGCTTCACAAAATAATGCTTGGTCAACACTGCTATCTAGTATAAGTACCGTTGGATTTGGAGGACAAAAACCAGATTCTGGATTAGAACCTAACGATGGCTTAAATTATTATAGATTGTCTGACACATATCAGACATGGATAAACATATCAGCAACTACTCCGTATGCTGCTAATTCCTATAAAATATCAGCTAAGACTGTGGGTGTGGCTGATAATAGTAGTGGTACAGCTACTTCACTGCGATTCTTAGTAGAATGGGTTGATAACCATCCAGGCGGACTTAATCCAGACGGAGTTGATGGAACCTTAAACTTAGCGGTTTCTTCTTTAGAATCATCGGGAGTTTTACAACCTTCAGGTGCAGGAACGTTTGTAGTTGAATCTCCAACAATCACAGCCACAGATATAATACCTTAATTTTCTCAGGTTCATCTAAGTACTATAAATAAACTGCTATGTTTATTTTAGGAGTACATCATGGATGAGCAGTTCAAAAAAGCTCTAGAATTTTCCAATTATCGTCATACTTTTTCTATACAGAGAAGAACTCTAAAAGAAAAAATTGAATCCAAATTAGTCTATGGGTTTAACGGGGGTATTTTTAAAATTGATAGAGATCTTATATCTTTCGTCCAAATTTTAATAGATCAGGGCCGCATTAACGGTATTCCATTAATCGATATGAATGAAAATCCTGTAATGATTGATGATCTTACAGAATTTCGAGATGAGATTGTAGATAGATATTTTACCACTACTTTAGAATATTATGAACAATATGAAGCTCTTAAAAAGAATAGAAGCGTAGAAAAATTATTAGATCTATGAAAAAAGGTGCATTAATATTTGCTCATAATAGTAGAGATATTGATTATGCCCTAATGGCAATTATATCTGGCGGATTAGTTAAAAAGAATTTAAAAGTTCCTGTTAGTTTGGCCACAGATATATCTACAATTGAATGGATGAAAACCTCAGGAACCTACGAAAAAGCAGTTGATATATTTGATCAAATCATTGAAGTAGAAAAACCAATTACCGGAAATCAAAGAAAACTACACGACGGTCCGCAGAGCAAAATGGTTCCTTTTGTAAATGCTAATAGGGCCAACGCCTGTGAAATTACCCCGTATGATCGAACATTATTATTAGACAGCGATTTTTTAATATTTTCAGATAGATTGAATCAATATTGGGATATTGATCAAGATGTTATGATATCAGATTCTATTAAAGATATCTATTCACAAAATAGAATTGGATATCTTGACAAATATGTTTCAGATACCGGAATCCATCTGATGTGGGCTACTACAGTTATGTTTACTAAAAATGAAACAACGAAAACATTTTTTGATCTTGTAAATTATGTTAGAGACAATTATCAATACTTTGGTGATCTATTTAGATTTAGCACAAAACAATATAGAAATGATATTTCGTTTAGTGTGGCCAAACATATCATGGACGGATTTGAAACTGATTTAAGATTCTCTCTTCCACCCATCTTAACGACTATGGACAAAGATTCTTTATATCAAGTTAGTGATAAAGGTAAGTTAATATTTTTAGTTAGTCCTATGGCAGATACTAATTTTTGTGCAACGGCTGTTGATGGATTAGATGTACATGTAATGAACAAACATAGTATGATAAGAAATGCTGACGCATTGATGAGGCTTATATGAATTTTGGATATTTGATATTTGTAGCCAAAGATGATAATGTTGATTATGCTCAATTAGCCTATGCTCTTGCATTAAGTATTAAAAATACACAGAAAGAAGGGTATGACAAAGTGGCATTGGTTATAGACGATCCATCACAAATTGAAGGATACGTATCTAGTTGGGTATTTGATCATGTAATAAAATGGGACCAAGAAACATTTTGGAATGGTCGATCATGGATGGACAAGTTAACTCCTTTTGATCATACAGTATGTTTAGATTCCGATATGCTGTTTACTAGAGATTACAGTCATTGGATTGACTATTTTATAGAAAACTCAGAATTATATGTGGCCAACAAATCTTACACATATCGAGGAGAGATAGTCACTAGCGATGAATATAGAAAAACATTTACAGAAAACAAATTGCCTAATTTGTATTCATTCTGGACATTTTTTAAGAAAGGGAGTGAGCTGGCTGACGAATTTTTTACACTAGGTCGATATATTATTAAGAATCCTATAGAATTTTCAAATATGTTTTTGTCTGACTATAGACCTAAAATAGTTGGAACAGACGAAGCGTTTGCGTTATCGGCAAAAATATTAGGAATAGAAAATGATATTGCATACCCCTTAGAATTTCCAAGAGTAGTTCATATGAAACCTATGGTACAAAATTGGCCGTGGGCTAGTAACAAGTGGTCGGACAATGTTGGTTTTTATTTTAATCGTAACGCAAAATTGAAAATAGGAAATTATCAACAACACGATATTGTGCATTATGTTGAAAAAGATAAAATTAATACTGAAATTATCAACATTCTAGAGGAAATAGCATGGAAGAAATAATGGATGTTGAAAAATGGTTAGCTGAGTATAAACCACCAGAAGTTGAATATGCTGCGGCATTTGATCCTCAAACAGGAAGTGTAACTAAAGTTGGACCAGCTAGGGCATTGACTAATGAACTGCATAGAGCTTCGATGGATCAAGAAGTTGCTGAAAAAATACTTCAAGGAAAAATACCATTACATCATTGTTATGTAGATCTTGATTCGCATACAGTTGAAATAGCAGAAGTTAGATCCATATTCAAAATATCCGATATCTTACATCGAATTATTGGAGTAGAATATTCAACTTCTAATAAACACGATATCTACATAGTATATGATCGATCTGAAAAAACATTAACGGTTAATCTCATAGATGATTTTAATCAATTCATGGAAGTAACTGACGGTACCACTCCTAATAAGAAAAAACGTATACATTGGAATGGAGATACCGCGATGGATCTTTATATTACAGATTACAATGATCCTAATATATTACATAATATTCTCAAATTACATGTATCTGATCTTGTAGATGTTCCAAAAATATTTTATGATATTGCTTTACCAGAAAAATTTAGCATCTATACCAAACGAATTTTTAAACATTACGCTGTGGAAATCAAATGAAAATAGTTGAATTTGATATTGTATTCATTAGTTACGATGAACCTAACGCAGATCTGCACTATGCTGATCTCTTAAACAAAGCACCGTGGGCTAAACGTGTACACGGAGTTAAAGGCAGTGATGCAGCACACAAGGCAGCCGCAGCATTATCTGATACTGAATGGTTTATCACGGTTGATGCAGATAATATAGTACATCCAAGTTTCTTTGACTTAGACTTAGATATGAGCGATCCAAAAATACAAGTCTATGGGTGGTGTGGAAGAAATAAAATTAATGGACTACGCTACGGTAACGGTGGATTAAAAATCTGGAAAAAAGATTTTGTGGTTAATATGAGAACACACGAAGCCAGTGAAAGCGATCGTGCCCAGGTTGACTTCTGTTGGGAAGATGGGTATCGAAATTTTCCTACAGTGTATAGTGATAGTGTTATTAATGGAAGTCCTTTCCAATCATGGCGTGCAGGCTTCCGTGAAGGTGTTAAGATGACCTTGCTTGATGGAGTTAAAATTCCTGCTATGGAGATTAAAGAACGTATATGGTGGCATAATATTCATAGACTGCGTATGTGGTCAACAGTTGGCGCACACGAAGAACATGGATTGTATGCTATACTTGGTGCACGCATGGGAACATGGATGACTAATTGTACAGATTGGAATTATATAGATGTGCGTGATTTTGAGATATTAAAAAATATCTATGAAAATAATATTAATCACTCAACTATAGAACAAGATACATACGATCTTGGAACAAAAATTAAACATCAATTAGGTCTAGACTGGCCTTGGCTCGATGCACAACAGAGCAAATTTACTTTAGATTTATATGATGAGACTGTTGAATTAGTTAGGACATATTACAAACGATGAGATACGATATTATATTCATCAGTTACAATGAACCTAACGCGGATGAAAACTTTGCTAATCTAAAAGCTCGATTCCCTTACGCTCAACGTGTTGATAGTGTTAAAGGAATACATCAAGCACACATAGCAGGTGCCCGTAAAGCGTTTACAAAAATGTTCTGGGTCGTTGATGCTGATGCGGTTGTTTTAGACACGTTTAATTTTGATCATGTTGTTAGCGAATATGATATAGAAAATGTCCATGTATGGCGTAGTAGTAATCCCATTAATGATTTAGAATATGGGTACGGCGGAGTAAAATTGCTACCAAGAAAATTAACGTTAAACATGGATATCACTAAACCCGATATGACAACCAGTATTAGTCCACTGTTCAAGGCCATGCCAGAGGTCAGTAATATCACAGCATTTAATGTAGATGCTTTTAATACATGGAAAAGTGCTTTTAGAGAATGCGTGAAATTATCTAGTAAGACTATTGATCGACAGGATGATACTGACACAAACTATAGATTAAATGTTTGGTGTACCAGAGGTATTGATCGACCGTTTGGCAGAGAAGCCATTGAAGGTGCCGTACAAGGTAAACAATACGGATTAGAAAATAAAGACAACAACGAAGCACTAAAAATGATTAACGATTTTAATTGGCTGAGAGAAAGATTTGGACGATAAAGCCCGCATACAAAAATTCATTCCAATAATGAATGAGATTAGCCCAACATTCTGTTTGGCGAAGTGGCACCACACGACTATCTATTTAGGTACAGGTGAAACGCACAGTTGTTATCATCCTGCTCCACATAAGATTCCGTTACATGAACTTGCACACAACGTAGACGCTCTTCACAATACTAGACAAAAAATATCAGAGCGTGCTGAAATGCTGGCAGGTGGTAAACCAAGTGGATGTAACTATTGTTGGAATATTGAAGCATTAGGTGAAGATTACATCAGCGATCGTAAAGAACGTAATGCTAGTATCTATACCGAAGAAAGACTTGCTGAAATAAAACATAATCCTCTAAAGCATATAAACCCTCAGTACATTGAAGTTAGCTTTGGTAATGAATGTAATTTTAAATGCGGATACTGTCATCCTAAACATAGTTCAGCATACTACAAAGAGATCAAAGATCATGGCCCTTATACTATGGTTAAAAATCATCGTAATGATATTGATTGGTTTACCATATATGAAGAAGAAAGTAATCCCTATGTTGAGGCATGGTGGAAGTGGTGGCCTGAAGTTAGCAAAACTTTAACGATCCTGCGCATCACTGGTGGCGAGCCTCTATTACAGCAAAGCACCTGGCGACTATTTGACGAATTAGAAAAAAATCCACAACCACAACTTGAATTGAATATCAATAGTAACTTTGGTGTGAAACCTGTGATGATAGATCGTCTTGTAGAAAAGGTAAACACTTTATTAGCAAAAGGCTGTATCAAAGACTTTAAAATTTTTACTAGTATTGATACTTGGGGAGAGCCTGCTGAATATAGTCGTACTGGATTAAATTTAGAAGTATGGGAACGTAATTTAGACACTTATC